TGATGCTAGGTTGATTGATGTTGTATTTGTACTTGTTCCATTTGCATTAATTGTTAACGGAGAAGTATTAATATCCATCAAGTAAACATAATAGTCGCTTCCTCCAGCATAATCAATATTTCTTACTCTTGCAGTACCTATTTTTGTATTTGAGTATGCAGAACCACTTAAAGTATTAATACTTGCGCTCGGAACAACGTGAAGATCTAACTCTGTTGTTTTTTCTACGTCAATGAAACCATTAGCACCACCAGAATAAACATTGCTAGCTACAATATAATTACCATAATCTAAAGAAAATGCATAATTATTTGAAGTATTTTTTGTGACGGCTTTTGGATTAGTTATAGAAACAGTTCCAATAGTCTCAAATTCAAATCCTTTAACATATGCCTTTCCTGGTTCAATATTGACTTTAAAAGTGTTTGCCACAGATTGATTTTCAGAAACCGTTACTCTGAACGGTTTAACAGTATAATCACCAGATTCGTCATAAGTTCTTCTTGCTAATGTTTTTTCCAATTCAGAATAAATTGGATATTGAACTTGTTTTGTAACAATTCCATTCTCAACTCTTAGTAGCTCAAAAAATTTGCTATCGTCTGTTGACGATAGAGTTCTTTTTGCTAATTCTAAAGTAAACTGGTATCTTGTTGCACCAGGAGCCTGATAATTGAACGAATCTTGAGCGGGATCTAGTAAAGAAGCATCGTCTGTATCATCAACTATTCCATCAACAATTTGCAACCCAACTCTATAAGTTGGAGAGCTGCTATAAGCATCTAAAACTATTGTCTGTGGTGCAACATATACAAAATAACCATCAACAAAGAAAACTCCCTCATTAATACTAACGATAGAACCATTAGCAGAAGAAGATGTTGCAGTTGTTAAAGCTCTGGTTGATGTATTTGAAACTAATACAACTTGTGTATCGTCAAATGCATTGCCTGTTAAGTACTTAACAAGAATAGTAGGATTTATTTGAGTTTGATCTATTGCAACAACAGTAGCTCTTGTTTCTGGCTTTGTTGTGTCTATTGTTGGGTCATTTTTTACTAATTTTCCAGAAAAAGTATTCAAATCAATGTCATTGCTATTATATTGTGATTGCAATTTAATTGATTTGACGCCAGTATCAAGAGTTAAGTGACCTCCTTGTACTGGAGATCCGTCTTGGAAAATATGACTACTGAACTGTTTAATCTGATTTTGTAAAATACTTTGTAACTGTGTGAGTTCCCTGGCTTGAACTGCATATCCTGGGCGAAATAGGATACGCATATAATTTTGTTCTCTTGGACCCCCAGTTGATTCAAAATCGTCATAATATGGGTCTACATCAAAATTAAAACTAGTATTTGCCATGTATTTTTACCTAAAACTTTAGAACCAATTTAATCTGTTCATATTGATTTGAATCTCTTGTTACAGTATCAACATTTTCAACGTATAGTATATCACCAGATCGTTTTATTCCAGGCGATGACTGGATACTTAGTCCAGTTCCGACCCCATTGACTGAAGATGCAGAGTTTTGTTTAGTCTGAAAGCTACTGTTAATGGTATTTGAAAACGTCCCCTTAACATTATTTAGTATGAAATATACAGGATAAACTCCATTGTAACCAACAATATCTCCTGTAAACCCAGAATCTTGAATAAACAAGTGACCAACAGCTGCTGATGCAGAACCATATGAAGTTGCCACATTAGTCGTCAGTCCAACTGCAGTGGCAGTTATATAATTTCCATTTGAATACTGTGGATTTCTTATTACAGATATTTGTCTAAATGTGACGTTTCCTGCTGTCGATGATAGTGGAAGGGTATTTGATTCTGTTGAAGAGAATTCAACGGCTAAACCAAGAAATTTTGCTCCTAGATCCTTAGCTGGATCTAATCCAAATCCACCTGTTGGACTTATTAATGCGGTCAAATTAGCGCCAGTTCCACCTGTTGCAGTTATTGTTGCATATGTATATCCAGAACCCGAGTTAGCTGTCAGTGTCTGTACAATAGTTGTAGAGTCAATAGCTGCAGAAGATTGCACATTGGCAAAGAAAGAGGCATTTGTTCCATCGCCAGAAACTGACAAGATATCTGCCGAAGAACTTGGTGTATTTGAGTTATAACCGCTACCGCCATCTAGAATTCTAATGTTTTCAATTGCACCATCTATTGCACTTGCAGATACAAGCGTATCTGTTATTACTGGAATCCATCTGACGCCATCATTATCTGTATAATAGAATTTTTCTTTGAGACCAGAAGGTATTGTAAATAGATATCTCCAAACATATCCATCTGAGTTATCCTGAATAAGTTTACCAATACTAAAATTTTCTGGTCTTAAAATAGGTTCAATAGAAGATTCCGAATTTCCGTTATTGAATAAACAAATAAAAACTTGGTCATATGAATTTCTCACATAAAAGTTTTTAACATATCTAGGATATACTGAGGTTACTTTTGAAAATTCGCTATTTGAATATGATGCTGAAATTGAAGTGTTAATTAATGCATTGGTATTATTTCCAATATAAACAATTTCTCTTCTAATTTTTGTTTCATTGGAAGATAACCCAGAAAATTCAATTATATCACCAACTACTAACTCATTTGTAAAAAAGGTTGAAGATAAATTTCCTGTAATATTATTGCTTCCAGAAACATAATCAATGCTTCCAGTTAGCAACGAAGTGCTATCATGAGAATACATTTCCTGATCACTGTCGAATTGACTATAGACAGTATTAGCAACCCAAAAATTGTCTGGAATAACTAAATTTACATCAGATGATGTTATTTTTTTTATAGAAATTAAATTACGAAATACAGTATTTAAATTTTCAACTGAATCTGTTACTTCTGGTTTCGTCCATTCAGAAACCTTTCCTAAACCAATATAGGTGTTTCCTGAAGAGTTCGTGATAGCATCTTCGTATGCTCTAGCAAGAAGCACACTGTTTAAAGTAGTAGCTTTTGAATAAACATGCATTATTTTTCTCTCACAACCTTAATTTTAGCGTTTAATAGATGCGGATCGATACAATAACCCAAATTTGTATTACTAATAGGAACCGTACTATCAAGTTGAATCAAATTATTTGTAACTGTTATTACCTTTCTGACATAAACATGATTATCATTTCCTGTAACGTCATAATCTGCCTTATCAAATATTCTTATTCTGTCGTTTGCAATAATCTTACTCTCAACATTTTCTGATATTGTTACATATGTAGAATTATTGGTGCTTAGATATCCGTATCCGAAAATTATAATTGGCTGAGATATATTTAGTATCGTAGAAGATGGGGTATTGAGCACAGTTCTTACAATCCTTCTATCTGGGTTGTCATAATTAATTATAATTGTATCGTTTGATGTTATTCCTGCAGTTGATGTATTTACTCTAAGTGTTATGAAGTTAGTTGTTCCGTTTGCAATCAACTTAGATGTATTTGCAGAACTCAAATTCAAGTTAGCATTAGCTCCAGCAACATAATAATTCGGGAAAAACTCAGGTCCAGAATTAATTGCTGCAGTATTACTCAACACTGAAATTGCATTTGTATAGGATATTATATTTCTTTGATCAAATACATCTGACAATCTATTATGTGCAATTAGTTCAGATCCTATAGGATGTACTATATTGAATAGTGTCTGTTTATATTCTTTAAGCTGCTTAGAAGATTCAAGAACATATGAGAAATTATGGTACTTATTTTTATCTTGAAGTTTCTTATCAGCACTCAAGAAGCCATCTGTATTTAAATAATATCCTGGATATGAAACTGTTCCGTCTACAAATATCAAATTAGCCTTGGCATATCCGTTACCATATATTTTCCTTCCAAGACTTGGATTTAAGTGTTGATTTGTTTCTGTTATTACCAATGCTGAAGAAGTGTTAAGAACTCCAGTATAATTAAACAATCTTATTGTTGCATTGCTGAAACCGACTTGATTTATTTCAGAAACATATCCAATATCAACATTAGCAAAGAATGTAGCATTTGCAATATCTGTACCTTGATAAACTGTTAACTCACTATCAGCTAAGAATGTGAACGAAAGATTATTGACATACACATCCATAACTTTTAGAGATACATTTGGTTTTGAAACGTATCCAAATCCATAATTGCTCATAGCAATCGATCTGATTTCTCCAATCTCATCAACTGTTAATGCTGCAATTGCACCATCATTAAATCCATATGCTTTTAATTGTGCACCAAATCCAGAAGTTGTCTGGACTGTTACAGTTGGCATTGTGGTATATCCATAACCTCTAGATGTTAAATTTATAGAAGTAATTGCACCAGATGGAGAGACATTGATATATCCAGTTGCAGGACCATTTAAACCATTGAACAATAAAACTTCGCCATTAGCATAACCACTACCAGCTGTTATTATTTCTATATTTGCAATATAACCAAGAGAACTAATTTCGACGTTAGTTGTTCCATTGATTTGATATACTGTATCAAATCTTAATGTTGGTGGCGCTGTATATCCTTGACCTTCTGCTTTCAATACTAGAGATTGAATTGGATAAAAATCAATTCCAGTATAACTAAAGCAAGAGAACAATGTAGAATTTATATTTGACAATGCATTATTTGGAAATGCTGGAGAGAACGGATTTTGATTAAGTAGGACAGAAGCGTATGGCTGTATAGTATCTGTTGGCAAAAATAATGTTATATTTGCTGCTGTATCAACTGTTCCAACTTCAACTAAAGCACCAGAACCAGTTGTGTCTGATGGGTCATTTACTACTGTTACTAATGTATTTGGATGATTTCTATATCCATAACCACCTTTAATTAGAGTTAAAGATTTAACAACACCCTTTGTCGTATCAGAAACTTCAGCTTTAGCAAATTTAAATCCAGCTCCAGATTTCTCGCCGTTTTCTGCAGTAAATCCGCCATAAATTACAGCAGGATCGCCGACTTTATATTTTTGACCCCTGTTATTAGGATTAACTATAACAGCATCAACAAATCCCAATATTCTTTCTGTGAAGATGCTATCATTTCCATTTTCATCTTGGTATTCAATTTCAATCAATTCATTATTAACAAATTCTCCTTCTATATTTGATAGAAAGATCTCTGAATATTTTGATTTTGTATACTCGTCGACTCTTGTAAAAACTTTCTCAACAACAGCTTTTGCTCTTGATACTTCACCAACTACTTGCCTTCTTTCAAGCAGTTTAAGTGGCACTGATTTTTCTTCTTTAAACGCAAAAGATATTGTTGCAATATTAGCTGATGCAGCAGATGTAAATTTACTAGCGACATTCCCAGAATAATATTTTTTAGTATATTGTAGAGAATATCTGTTATCGCCAAAATATGTATTTGCTAATGTGGTATTATTCGCACTATCTGTAAATAGTGGATTACCGAGTTCTTCCTTACCGAAAGACAAAATATAACAAGGAGTATTTTCGCCATCAATATTCAGAATAGTTTGTGTAGATGTTGAGGAATATGCGTAAATTGCATTTGAAGAAATAAATCCATTTTTTTGTAAATCACCAATTTCAAATGCTTCTATACCATCAAATTGAACCTTTACATAACTCTGATCTGTTCCTAATTGAAGAATAGATTCAATTGTGAATGGTGTTAATTTATTTTTAAATGTTATTATCTTGCTATTTTCAATATCAATTGATTGATTATAAAATGCCTCAACGATTTGAAAACAAACATTTGATGCACCATAACCAGAAAAATTATCACTGACTAACTTACTATTCGTAATTGATATAAATTGAGATCCAGCAGCATCAGAAACAATACTTGATTCATTATTTGCTATATAATCTGTTAATCTTGTTTTTAGTGTCGCTGGACTAATAGCACTGTTAACCCATATTTTATATGAAGTAAACGCTATTATTGTTGAATTTTTTCTTATATTATTACTGAATTCAACTGCTGTTGAATATGTATTTCCAGAGTAATATTCAGTTGGAGAAGATCTTGGCGCAAAATAATTTTTTGTAGATGATGCAGATTGAATTAAAAATGGTGTATCACTAACCTTTAAAGCAACTGGAAGTTGCCACTTACCGTCAGATGCGCGTAATATATTATCTCTTGGATATGATATGATCGCTTCTTTATTGAAGAGTACTCTGAATAGCCATTCAATTGAATTTTCTGTTCCTTTTTTCTGATAGAATTCTTTTGCACCTTTTAGAATTTTTACTAATTCTAGTTCTGTTCTTTCTGGGAAATAAGGAAGTAGTTCATTTTTAAAATAGGTTAGAAATGATTCTTCTATCTCATCAATATCACGATACTTCTCAGAGTTCATAATATGATAGACTGTATTTCCCTCAGTACTATCTTCTAACCAAGTATAATATAATTCTATGAATCTTCTGAAGGAAGGGGCACTTTCCTGATATTTTGCGTTTATAAAATCTGGAAGCTGAGATTCAATTAATCCAGATATTGTTTTTTCTGTATAAGCCATAGTTAATTACTAATCGCGCTTACGTTGACAATAATTGAATTAGGATCTGACGTATCAACTGCAATAATTTTATTTTTTGTAGTAGAAAAAACTGCATTTTTTGGATTAGCTTTTATTACCATTGTTCCATATGCATCTGATATCAGATTAGGATTAAATGAATATAGTACGATATACCCATCATTATAATAAATCGTCCCAGCTTCTTCATTAATAATTCTTTTAATTTTATTGCTATCAAAATAGTAAATTCTAAGATTACCAGTTTTTGCTTGTAATGTTGGAGAAAGTATTGCCCCAGTTCCATTTCCACCTGTTACAGTTATAGAAGCAGAAGTATAATCGACACCTGGTTTGATAACATTTACTCTCGTTATTTTCCCATTAACAATTACTGGTTCAAGTTCTGCACCGTTTCCATCTCCATCTACAGTTAGTGTTGGTGTTTCTGTATAATCAGAACCAGAATTGGTAATTATTACGTCAGTGATTCCTGTATATGACTGTGGTACTTCTTCTATAAATGCATCTCTCAGGACTCCAGTAGAGTCATAATATTTAAATCCAGTCGCGCCAACAACTTTTCTTGTTGCAGTTCCTTGGCTTAATGGAATTCCAAAATCAATTCTATAGTCTTTTGACTTATTAAGAGTTGGTCTAAATCTCTTTTCTAGAGTCAAAATTATCTCATTATTATCAATTGCAGGATCAGAATTATCTATCTCGCGCATTAGTTTAGAGTTTTTAAATGTTATATCAAACGAGTTTAAATTTGTACTTGCGTAATTAACTACAGCTTCTCTAACCGCAGATTTAATTTGACCTTCTGTCTTTGTTGTTTTAGTTGGATCATAAATTACATTAACTTCTAGATTTAAATAATTGTAATCTGGTGCAACATATTCTGGTTTTACTATTACTATGCTGTATGGTTTAATTACTTTATTTGCAACATAATCAATTTCTGCTGCGGTAACTTGATAATTGCTTATTGGTCTTACTGAGAAGAATACCTTACCATAAACTGGTGGGTCGTTATCTTCTCCACCCCAAACTGTAACAGCACTAAAATATGGGTATTTTCTGTTGATTAAACTTATGTAATCATTTTTTGTTACAGCTCTATTTTGAGAGATAAAAGATTTAGGTGCGGCAAGTTTGATTTTATCAATTGATTCTTCTTCGGCACCAGAAGCTGATTCAGATACGGTTGTTGTTGTTGACGTATATCCAGCGATTTCATCTACTAATTTGAATGAGGTTATTCCGTTTGGCGGAGAACCAGAACTGACAAGGTATGAAACGATAACTATGTTACCGCCGACTAATCCCTTACCGATAATATCATTACCAAAGTATATCTGATACTTGCCATTTCTATTTTCTTCTATGTAAAATACAGTACTGTCTGATTCAACTTCTGTCGCATCTTCAGCTCTAATAAATGTTGTTTTATTAGAATTTTGTGCTGAAGTCTGAACTTGGACTAATAGTGTGGAAGTATCAATTCCTATATCTGGTAGTTCAAATAACTGTTTTGTGTTTGTTTGTGGATCATATGCAAAGGTGTATCCTTGTGGCTGACCTTCTTTTATTTCTAAATCATTAATTTCAAATACACCAGTAGAATTTTGGGAAACTACCTTCTGTTCAGGGTTCACAAAAATATAATTTTTACCATCTTTTTCAGAAGCAATAAATCTGCTAAATCTAGATAAAGTTAGAGTGCTTATCCCAGCAGTTGTACCAGAAAAGGCGACATTTACGGTTGCCTTAGATGCCACTCTAGACCTTGGAGTGTAACCTAATAATTTAGCATGTGAAACAACAGATGCTCTGGTGAGGGCAGTGTCAATAAACATTTCATTAGCAACCATATTCATATAGTATCCCATATAATGGGTATTATATGCCAAAACATCAAGAAGAACAGACATACCAGAACCTTCAAAGTTATAGTCAGAGAACTCGCTCTGGCTTTTCAAAAAAGCTTTTAAGTTAGACTTAATTGTACTAAAATCTAACTCTGTTACCTTCAGCTTTGAGTCTGTATCTGCCATTTTACCTGATTCTCTCTAAAAACAATCTTATTGTTATTGGTTCTGGGTTATTTGCATAATAGAATGTAATAAAAACTTTATAGCCATTTTTTTCTGAGAAAGCTTCGACGGAAACATCTTCCAACTTAACTCTTGGTTCAAAATTAATAACTGTTTGTTTAATTACATCTTGCATAAGAATAGTAGAAGTCGAGTCTATTGGCTCGAATAACATTCTTTTTAAATCGCATCCAATATCAGGCTGGAATAACCTCTCATAGTTAGAGGTATTGAATAGATTCATTAGAGATGCAGCCACTGCTGATATATCTTTTTTCTTTAGAATATCACCTGTAACGGGATGTTTACCAAAATCAAGGTCTAAATCGGAATATGTTCTTGTTATTAATGCCATTTATTTAACCGAATAAAGACTTTCCATTCGAACTTAGAATTTTATCTAATAATCCCTTAGTATTTACGTTGCTATATCCAAGATTAATATTAGTCAGCGTCGACATAGATTCAATCTTTTTACTTACGTCATAAAAAGTTTGTACGTCTGACTGAACGCTATTGTTTAAGGTATTACTGGTATTATTTATACTATTTGTAAGATCGGTTATATAAGCCTGTTTAAATGCGCTGGTTTGGGAGGTAAAGTCTGATGTTTGCATATATGCAAACGATTCGTTTATTTTCCTCTTGAGTAGATAAATTTCATCCTGTTTACCCAAACTTGACGTTAGTTTTGCAGCATAATCTGTTTTATCATCTGGCATTAAAGAAGCCATTGAGGTTGTAGATTCTAGAATTTTCTCCAAATCAATTGTTTTATCTGCGGATGTAACAGGGTTGTCAAATAAAGTAGCATATATCACCAAATCTGTATTTGCAAGGGTAGTATTGGCTGAAAGATATACATTATTAGAGTCTATATTTGCAGTAAAATCAACAAATGGATCTATTGTATAAATTAAATCAGTTACTCTTGTATAAACTAATTTATTATCATGTATAAGATATACGTCTGATAACTGATGTTCGACGTTCGATGATGCTTGTATTGTTATTTTTGCTGATCTGTACTCTGATTTGCTGAACTGTGCGATCACGTTTGGTCCGTTATTTAATCCAAAATAGAAAAGATCAGCTTGAACAGGCATAATTTATCTACCACCAGGAGTTTGTGGGTTTGTTAATGGTTTACTTAAATCGCTATCAGAGGCTACTGTTACCCCTGAAATTCTATCTGTATGCTCTTTAAATTTCTGCAGTTCAGAAAAGCATCCGCCAATTCCGTCTCCACCGCCCATTGCTTTTTTTAACTCACCATAGACTGTTGATAAAGTAGGATCTGTAGCTATTGCATTTAATACTGAATCAAGTTCTTGAAAATTATTTTTTGTATAATTCTCAATAGTTCCTTTAATATCGTCTACAAGACCACCTATTGGATTTTCGGTAATTGCTGATAAGGTTCCGACAGCTGAAGAAATTTCGTTTGCAGCAGAAGTTAATGAAGATAAAACCTTCCCACCAACTTGTGTTACAATTGTTGTTCCCATAACCGTTGTGGTTGGAATTGGAGCTAGAGGTGATCCACCTATTAGGCTCAAACAAATTTTCTTTACTACTGATTTTGTTACTGACATTATTCTAACTCTATTTGTTCTAGTGAATATAGTGTCTCATAGTCAACGTAGATATCAGTATCTGCTGGTAGAGATTCTGATAGTCTTGAGCTAAGATCTGGTATCTGTTTATCAGTTGAAGATAAGTTAAAGGTACTATTGAGTTGATGCATTCTATAATTTAATTCATTAAGTGGTTCTGCAATATTATCAATTTTATCGTGTATTTCGTTGTTTAATTCTACAACTCTGTCATTTAAGTCAATCAATGGGTCATATATCTTCTCAAGTTTTGTTGAGAATTTATCAAGTTCTCCGAGTGCATTAGTAATAAAATTTGTTTTCGGGAATATTTCTTTACCTATTAATTTCTCAACAGGCTGTAATTTATTAGATATCTGATTGTATAGTTTATCTGCATCTTTCATTATATCTGTGACCTTACTTATAAATTCAGTTACTGGTGCTAATTCCTTTGATACTGTTTCTTGGATTTTACCAATAGCACCAGTTACTGTATCCGTAGCTGAATCTATTTTGTCTTTAATCGTTTCAATAGCATCTCCAACTTTAGAAACAGTAGCCTTTAGTGTGGATGAAAGTTCACTTTCAGTTCCTATCTTTTTAGATGTTACGGATACTTCTTCCAACCCAAGTTCTACAGATTCTGGTTCAGTGGCAGATCCTTCTTGTATCATTACAGCTGCAGCGGGTATAGAAACATCTCCTCCTGCAAGAGTTGTACTTCCACCAGATAGGCTGAGTACTCCTTCTGTTCCAACTTTAACAGAACTACCTGCTTTGATGTTTGTTGTATTTTCTGACTCTACACTGATTTTACCACCTTTCACATTTACTTTACCAGAGGAGGTTCCAGCAGAAGCATTTAAATTTATTTCTGCGGCTTCCAATGTAAATTTACCTGTAACTTTCATGTTACAATCGCCCTCAATAGTTATGGCGCATCTACCACCAACATACACATTGTTTTTTCCCATTATAACAGTATAGTTATCTTTTATTACTTTTTCAATTCTATTCCCATCAGCATCAAATTCAATAAAAGCCCCAGTTTTATGTGCTAACTGGACTCGTTCATTTCCTGGAGTATCATCCATTTCAAATGCATGTCCAGATTCAGTTTCATGAGCGTAATTAAATGGGTATACAGGAGAAAAAGTTGGCGTTGGCTCATTCCAAGTTATACCTCTAGCAGTTTTTATATCCTTCTTTAAATTTTTTCTACGTTTTTCTATTATTGTGCTGGTTGGTTTATTTCTTGATAGTCTAGATAATGTTGGCTCGCCTAATTTAGATTTTAGCGGATATGGTTCAGTTGTTGGTTGATCTGAGAATGATGTTCTTGGATCACTAAATCCTTTAGTATAATCTGGTTTTGTAACAGGAATTCCTGGGATAACTCCAACAACAACTGGATTTTGTGCAGATTCTGCATCAAGGAAAAATCCAAAAACTACATCTCCTTCTTTTGCAGTATATGAAGCTGGAATGTTTGGAGACTGTGTTATGAATGCCCAAGGCAAAGAATCTGTTGGGATCATTTCTTTGTTATCAGTATGCCAACCAAAACATCTCACACGAACGCGCCCAAGTTTATCTGGATCGTTGCGGCTTTCAACCACACCAATAAACCAGATAAATCCTTCCCTACCTATTGAATATCTTTCTTGTGGCATTATGAAGCTACTTTATTAAATACGTTTCTACCAGAAGGAAGTTGAGATGCATATGAATCAGATGTTAATTCAACTACAGATTCAAAAATTCCTGAACTTTTGAAGACATGGGTAATATCAGCAACTAGATATTTTCCTGATCTAAATTCATCATATTGTTTTCCCTTTGCATCTGCTGCTACATATTTTGGGAATGTTAAATTAACAATATCACCAACATTCATCGTTATATCACCAGAAATTATACCGCGAACTCTAAAATTATTAATAAGGTTTTTATGTAGTTGTCTATTCATAAGCCATTTGTCGACGGCATTTTCTTTTTCTGTTGCAGTATCATTTGTAGAAATATATGTTTTATAATTTGCAAGATAACTCGTCATTAATCTAGGATCATTAATAGGTGAATAATTATTCAGCAATCTCTTTTGATTTTGTGCAGTCAAGATACTGTAATCATTATATTTAAACTGTTGTGAATATAGATTTACAGATAATAATTTAGATGCAAATGCTCCACTTCCAGAAGATGCAATCATATCAAAGTCGTTAATGATTGTTAAATTTTCGAAAGAATTTTTATTTCTAGCAATATCTACTGGTAAATTTGGTTCTTTGTTAATTCCTTTCATATCACAAATTAATTCTTTTGTTACTGATTTTTTATAAAGGCTTTGTAAAGAAATAAATTCAAATCCCTTTGTGTTTTCATAGAAATAATAACAAAAACTTGGTGTTACACTGTATGATCTAGAAACAGCCCAGTTAATTGCTTCAAATGGTCTATAATTTGGAACTATAAAATTATGAACTCCAGTTGTATTTTCTAATTTTGAAATCTTTTTATCGCTTACTAATAGAAAACTTTTTAATATATCAAAAACTATTTCCGATGTTTTCCTATTTTTATATGCCTTACTGACTAGAGTTGTGTTTGATATCATTAATTCATCGCTAGTGAAATATATAATATACTTCGAACCAGCATTATTGTTATTTCTTCTATCACTTACTTTATAAACTCTAAAAAGTTTCTCTAATGGTATTCCTAATGTTGGCTGATCAATCCTGATTCTAAGATATTCATTCCCATTTAAATAAAAAGAATTAAATAAATCGTTACCATCAACAACAAGTATAGTACCAAACATAACCATAGCATCAATACTTTGCTGTATCTTTAATTCCACCATTATATTTTTTAATGATATTGTTTGACCCGCAGAATTGATTAAATCTAGCGATTTAACATCAAAGTCTTTAGATGTATACATACCAGGAGCAATAGTTTCAGCCATTTCGCATTAATACCTTAAATTCTTCTTCTACTCTACCAACATATGATGGGTCTAGAAGTTTTATAATTCTTTTTGATTCATTCGAAGATTCTTCATAATCATATACTGAAATATAATTGATTGTTACTGTGACACTAACTGAGCTGGTATTACTTAATGCTGTATCAAAAGACTCCGAAACAACAGGTAATATTGGATTTGAGTATGTTGGAAGCGATCTAGTAGTTACAGATCCAGTATCATAATTAATATCGTTTTCGTTTACTATGAAGCTTTCAGTATTATTATATTTTATTGCACCATATTCAGAATATACTTTAGTTACTTTTTTTTCGTAATGATGGAGCGTTGTTTTGGAAGTATCTATGTCCATACCATATTTGTTGTAGATAAATTTTGCAAATTCTGACTGTTTTAATGGAAAATCGTAATATGGGTTTAAAATATTATTAAACAACAAAACAATCCATTGTCTATCTACATCGCCATAAAGTTTATGTGCAATAATTTCTGGTGTATCTGAATCTTTAACTTGATATTCATATGCTATAGCAGAATTTTCTGTTATTTCTTTCAGAAAAGTTGATCTTTGTAATATATTAGTAACCAGTTGTGAATTAAACTGATTATCTTCTAGATTATAAAATGTTTTTGCAAAATTCTCAAAATACTTTGACATTAGTATCCAGCCTTAACGAGATCTTTATGGATAACTTCAACTTCTTTGAACCTTAAAACAACTTCAATGTTTACTGGTCTTCCGTCTTTAAATGTTACAAACTGACCAGACTGACCAACATAATTAACGCTCATCGCTTCCAATACACAAGTGGAAAATCTATGTAATGCTTCATTTAATGTATCGCCGTCTGGTCCTTTAAATCTATATTCTATATCAAATTCAGAAGGCGGGATAAAGAATCTTCCACCAGAAGTCTTTTCTATTTCTGGAGCTGAATGAAATCTAAACATTCTAATAATTTTTGCAACTTGATCCGATTCATCTTCATTTCTCGGTAAGAAATTAAATGTGAATTCAAACCCTCTAACATCTGTTGTTTCAAATAATATTTCTATTTGTGGATTTTGTGCATACCCAAATGATTGCAATATGACATTCTCTATTCCTTCGCCAAATACACCCAATTTTTGACCAGCGCCACCGAGTACACCCGCCTTAAATTCATTTCCCGCTGGTGATTTTAAAATTTCATCAACAAAACCTTGAGAAGCATTGAGAAAATCTGTTGCAGGTTTTTTTGGATCCAAAACAGCTTCTGCAACTGCACTACTGAAATTTGGTAAATTATTCTTATATGTTTCAAATGCTGAAGTTATACTTCCACCAGCTTGAGAAGCTAAACCAGCTAATCCTAGTGCTTTAGTTAATGATATTTTTCCATATTGATTCTGAGTTTGCATCACTACTTGATCAGGGATATACAGTTCAATGGTTTGTAATAATCTTTTTGTTTGTCTAGTCAATTTAATGTTTGAATAGATGGAATCAGCAATATATCCAACAGCTGTTGCTCCTACTGCTGTGCCAATACCAGAATTTATTGTACCACTTACTCCGCTAAAATTTTTAGACTGAGAAGCTATATCACCGATTACTTCTTGTCCAGCCCAAAGAACACCTGCTGCAACGCCAACTTGTCCACCTGTGTTTATAGTCTGACCATACCTTATTTTATTTGTATCCGATTGCGATTGAATTGATGATGTTTCGAAAATATTTTCTTTTGTATATCTTGACTCTGTTTTTTGATTAATATTAAATCGTATATAATGTGGGTATCGATTTGTCTTTAAATCAATTGGATATTTTAATTCTCCAGCATCATTTACAAAATATTTGTTTTGTTCAAGAGACGATAAAGGACCGCCAGTGCCCTTTATTTTTGTAGTTGGGAGTATTTCTATTTCTTCCAAACCGTCTTTATTTGGATCTGACATCTATTTTTCCTATAAATAGTGATATGGCATATTCAGGTAAATTTACACCCAAAAATCCTAATAAATATTTAGGCGATTCCACAAACATTTGGTATAGAAGTTTGTGGGAACGTCGTGTTATGGTGCACTTAGATGACAATAAGAACGTTCTAGAATGGTCTAGCGAGGAGATTGTAATACCATATGTCTCGCCAGTTGATAGTCGCTGGCACAGATATTTTCCTGATTTTTTTGTTAGAACTAATACTGGAGCAATGATTTTAGAGGTAAAACCACTAAACCAGTCTGTTGCGCCAACAGTTAGTAAGAAAGTTACAAAAAGATACATTAATGAGGTTGTGACCTATGGCGTAAATCAGGCTAAGTGGAAGGCTGCTGAGGAATACTGTTTAGATAGAGGCTGGAAGTTTAAGGTTATTACTGAAAAGGATCTTGGAATTTAATGCCATCATTGTATGAAAAACTTAGTAAAGAGATGTCTGCAGCTGGTATAAAGCCAAGAACAGACACTGCCAGAGCATGGCTATTCAGTAAGATGCAAAAGTTGAAAATTCCTTCCAACAGAGGCAATCTTCTAAATGATCCAAAAAGAGGTACTGGATTTGCTTTAATTGGTAAGATGTACTTCTTTCATTACGACCCAAAACATAAAGAAACTCTGCCTATGTACGATAGATTCCCGCTCGTACTTCCAATGGATTTATATTCTGATGGCTTTCTTGGGATCAATTTGCATTACCTAGACCCATACACTAGGTTATACCTTCTAGACCTCTTGCACGATTTCATAAACAACGATAAATACGATGATGCAACTCGTTTTAAGTTAGCCTATCGTACTCTTAATGCTTCCAAAAGGTATAATCTGATTAAGCCATGCATCAAAAGATATTTGTTCGAACATGTTATGTCCTCGATGATTTACATAGAGCCAGATAGTTGGGAAACCGCAATCTTCTTACCAACAGAAAAAATGGTATATAACCAATGACATTTTCACCAGATAAATTTAGATCACATATAGCAAAACACGGCGATTTGGCTAAACCCTCAAAGTTTCAAGTTCAGATATTCAGAAGCAGCAGCGCAAGGCAAAAATTTGAGGTAAAGGGAGATCCAAATAAAGAAGTTAGTAGTGACGGAACTTTAGAAGAAGTTGTTGTTACTGCTCCTCGTTTAGACGATTCTAGATATCTATCTCTACAGTGTGAGGCTACAGAATTGCCAGGATTTACGGTTAATACCCTTGAATCTAAAGTTTATGGTCCTTCTTGGCATGTTGCAACAACACCATCATATAGCGATATTACTTTAACATTCCTTTGCACTTCAGATATGTGGGAAAAGAAATATTTTGAGGATTGGATGCAGAGTATAATACCGACAGGTTATTATTCCACAGATTCAATAATAAATGATGGTGCATCCCATGTTGCATATAGAGATAGTTATCTTTCAACGATAGTCATTGATCAGTTTAAAGAAAGTGGAGAAAATAACATACCTTATCGTTGTGCATTACTTCAGGCTTTTCCTATAGCTATACAAGCTCTTCCATTGAATTGGGGAGATAGTGAAGGAATACATAGACTTGCGGTTGTTTTTAAATATTATAAATGGACAAGAGCTGATAAAGATGTCATCAATTCTGTAAAACAAGAAAAAAATAAACCGATAAAAGATGATGTTAAGGACATATTAGACGGAATTAAAAATATTTTTAA